TATTACCACAACAAATACCATCATCTTCACCTTTATTACCACAACAAATACCATCATCTTCACCTTTATTACCACAACAAATACCATCATCTTCACCTTTATTACCACAACAAATACCATCATCTTCACCTTTATTACCACAACCACAACTATTTTCACCTTCACCTTTACAACCACAACAAATACCATCATCTTCACCTTTATTACCACAACCACAACTATTTTCACCTTCACAACCACAACAAATACCACAACCATCTTCACCTAAGATAATTAATTGCTATTCAAAATATAAAAAAAGAGGAATTAATTTATCAGAGGTACGAGAATATGCTAAATCTGCCGGAATAAAAAATGTTAAGAATTTATCAAAAGAAGATTTATGTAAACAGTTGGCATCTTTAGAACCGTTTAAACACAACGATGAATTTGTACAAATTATTTTTAAACATTCTGGAAAAAGATATTCTTATAAAAGATGTAATTTTTTACACCTTAGAGATGAAAAATATAAACGTAAATCAAGTAAACGTTCAAGAAGAAAGTCAAAAACAATATAAAAATAAATTTATTTTTTTGATTTTCTTTTAGACTTTTTGTTTAATTTTCTTTTCGATTTTACATTCTTTTTCGATTTTCCATTTTTTTTCCCTAATTTATAACTTGTTTGTATCTCTCGTATATTTTCTGTCTCTAGTTCTTCAATTTCGTATAATTGTGAGTTTTTTTCAAAAGATAAAAACAGTTGAGTAGGGTCAGACCCAGGAAATGGAATCTGAACACATTGTTTATCTGACTCGACAACTGTTGGATGAAAATGGACGAGTAGTCGCATACCTGATTCTGATTTCTCATCATGACGATGATCTTGTCGGTGCATTGAATTTTGTTCTATCGGATATTTATATTCTTCGATTACATTTGCTCCTATAAATTTTAAAAATACTTTTATTTTTTTTACATGGTTGTCACCAAAATAACAAATGATATTCTTTTGTTCTGGTTTACATATTCTAATTATAAAGTACAAGTCCATAATTCCACATACTCTTCTTACTACTGCGAACGAATCTTTTTCCTGTTCCATAAATGATAAAGAAATGAATCTTTCATATTCTGGAGTTAATTTAACTAATAAATGGTTAAAATAATAATCAAAACCTTTTTTCAAACACTTTTTTACAGATTCAATGGATCGATCTATTCTTTTTTCTAATTCAAACATATAATAAGTAGTCTTATGATTTATTCCGTCTCTAAATTCATTTGGATACTTTTGTTTTAATGTTAAATATAATTCATTTTGTGTTTCACTAGGAGGCAATCTTTCTAAAACGAGTTCTGTCAAAAAAGAAAATATATTTTTCATGGGGGTTTGTAACAATCTTAATACATAATGATACTCTCTCGTAATTTTCATATCTTTTACTATTTGTAAAAAAGGAAGAATGCGTAATAGTCTTCTTTTTAAAAGAGCGACAATCCAATCATATAAATGAAATTGTTTTTCAGTGTCTGATTTTTTTCTTCGTATATCAAATTCAGTATGTACACCTTTAACTTTGAGGGCTTCGGCAAGGGCCACGGCACCGACGGATTGGTTTTTACAAAAAGGAGCTTCGGAAAGGTTAAGCGGACCAACTGATTGGTTTTTACAAAAAGGAGATCCTGAAAGCTTAACTCTAAGGGCTTCAGCTAAGGCAACGGCACCTTTATTAATACTTCTAACCTTTTCTCTTTTTAGAATAAAATGTCGAATAAGATTAATCATCTGTTTCTCATATTGTTCAGGAATTTCGTCTAAGGGAATAGACTGAAAATCAAATGGAACTTTTTTCATTTGTTCTTCTACGAGTAGATAAAGACTAAGTCGATAATCTGCAAAATGAAATTGTGCGTTTGGGAATTTAGATTGACAATTTTCTCTTCTGGGATGATTCCAGCACCCATATTGAGCATAATGATATATAAAATCTTCTATATAGTGTCTCGGTTGAATAAATTCTTGTGAGAATTCTTCTTTTACGGATTCAATTTTACCCATTCCCACTTCCGTATAAATATCTATTCTTTTTTGAGGATGGTTTAGGATGGTTTGATCTACTAATTCGGTTAGTGTAATATCTTCTTTTTTACATTTTGATTCGGGAAAATGAACATCACCAAACATATGAACGACTTTATTTTCTCCGTTTAATTCAACAAATAATTTTGAATAAGAGATCGGTCCAGAAATATTCATTTACTTTATAACAATGTAATAATAATTTTTTTTTAACGTGTATCACATTCTATTCATTAGAATAGAATGAAATGTTATATTTATTTGTTTATACGAATGTAGTAAATATGTTAATTATTATTTAGTGAATTTGTCAATTAAGCAATTTTTTTAATTATATTATGTAGTAAATAATGGCTGCCATAGCAGTTTCTATATTATCTGGAGTTAGTAATACACTATTACCAGATAAAGTATCACCCAATATAAAAATACAAGACGTTACTATTACTATAAAATTTATATTTTGTTTATATAAATCTTTATCAAATAAAGATATATTGTTATTACAAGATTATGGAAAAGTTATTTTTTATGATTCTTTTTTACGAAATATAGATTGCAAAGAGTTAACCTTTGATTATTTTATTTTAAATATGAAAAATAAAGAAGAAAGAACTTATTATCAAAAATTTATTTTATCTAATAGTAATGAATATCGTATCATTTTATTTCGTTATGATTATGAAACAAATAATGGATTACGTGTACATAACGAACTTTGTAATTTACCTGAAAGAGAAGCACATAAAAAAGATTTTGATTATTTATTATTACAAGAAACGATAGTTTCACCTCGTTGTTGTATTTCTTTATATAGAATGTGTTTTGGTAAAACACAAGTTCAAGTTTCTAATTAAACATTTACCACCAAATTACATGACGATCATGATTTGTATTATCATGACTTTCATAGTAATCATAAATAAAATCAACCATGATATTAATAGCATCTTCATTATCATGTATATTATTTATATTATTATAAATAATATCTACCAGATTTACTCGATGAATAGGTCTATTATTTAAATCTGGCACACTGTAATTAATAGAATCATTAATAGTATCAAAGTCAATTACATCTGGCACATCAGAATCACTATCAATTAAATCTGGCACATCATCAGAATCACTATCAATTAAATCTGGCACATCATCAGAATCACTAATAATTTCATTCTCAAAGTCAATAGAATCATTAATAATATCCATTATTTTTTTAATAAATAATTTATTACTATTTTAATTTCATTTTTATCTAGATAAAAATGGTTAATATTTTTTACTGTTGAAATGTAAAAATCCGTATAATTAATTTAATTATTTTTAAAATAACATCAAATAGTAAATTATGATACCACCGCCTATTAATATACCACCTATTATGATACCACAAATTATGATACCACCTCCTATTAATATACCTATCATAGATAGTGATTTTAAAATAACAATTGGAATAAACACATTTCAAATTGTTACATTATACAAGTATACTATATATGATATGATAGAGATAAATAATACAAAAGAAACTTTTTATTGTTATTCTTCAAAGTCTTCTATTGGTGTATGGAGATTATATGGAAGAAGAGATAAAAATAGTGTGTTTGAAAAGGGTATTGATTATGCACAAAGTAATTTAATATGTTATGAGTTACAAGAATATATTCATACTATTCTTGATCAGATTCCAAAAAGAGATAGTGATTCGATAGAAAACTATTTACATTTAAGAAATGATGTTATTCTTTCTCATATAAATGATAAACAAAGATTAATAAAATTAGATGACACAAATTTAACTTGTGGATCTAAAACAGTTAACATAAAACAATCAAAAAAGGATATCAATGAATTATCCGAATTTATGAAAAGTATATTAGACATTTCAAATAAACCAATGTATCATTTTGAACTTACGGCTGAGTTTGAAGATATGAAAGTAAATAAAAAAATTTATTCCATTATTATGTATAACAAGAAATTAGAAAAAAATGTTAGACTGTATTATTGTTATTATTCATTTTATAATAATCCTGAACTACAAGTTAGAAATTATATGATTCCATTAACATTAGTATTTGACGATATTTCTAATATATCAGAATATGGAACTTATGATAAATATATAAATATTAAAAATTATATCTGTAAACCATTTGAATATTCATATTTTCTTGATCAATCTTTTGATAAATATAACGTTTCACGACAATATAGTTTTATAGGATTTTTATATAATGATATATATCCATTAAAAGAACTAAGAGAATTAAAAGAAGAAAGTGAATTACCAGAATTACCAGAAGAACAAGAAGAAAAAGAAGACGAATTTAGAGTAAGATCAGGGAAACGAACAAAATCAAAAAAATCAAAAAAATCAAAAAAATCAAAAAAATCAAAAAAATCAAAAAAATCAAAACGAACAAAATCAAAACGAACAAAATCAAAACGAACAAAATCAAAACGAACAAAATTAAAAAGAACCAAATCAAAACGAACAAAATCAAAACGAAGAAACAAAAAAAATAATTAATAATTTTCTTCATATTCTTGATGAAAAGAATTAATTAGCGTAATAAAATCATATTCTTCTACGGTTTTTTTTATTTTATTTAATTCATTTTCGGTATAAATATTTTTATATTCTTCTAATAATAAATTATATTTTTCTTGAAATTTATCATACATGACACGTGTGGAATACCATTTACAATCACAAATCGTATCGATTAACGTAGTTAATAATTCGTCTGACATGATTAATTAAATAAATAAGTAAACGATTAAATCATTTTTATTGACAATGAATTAATTACATAATGGAATTAATTACATATAAATATCATTCATGTATTCATACAAATGTAATTTAACAAAATTTTTAATTTTTTTATTATTAACTTTTCTTTCTCCAGGAACATAACTGTTTTTATTTTTATATTTCCATGTAGTTGCTTTAATACTAGTTACATTTTTTACCGTTTTTTTTCTTTTGTTTACAATTTTAAAACTGGGTTGTTTATTCATCTCATATTTATGATATTTATGATTTTTATGATCATATGTTAACGAATTGATAACAGATTTAGGCTCAAAACGAATAGTTTTACCTGAATATTTGTATTCCATTTGTTTATTGTATTCCATTTGTTTATTTAATTAAAAATCATTTTTAAGATGTTAGTCTAGATAAATTATTTTGTAAAAAAATATCAATTTGATTACTAATATGATATTCTTTTTCTATTTCTACGTCACTTGATATCGGAATGAATTCAAATGTATCTGTAAAAAAAGATACATTTGAAATAAAACTTAATTTACCAATATCAGAATATAGTATTGGTATTACATGTTTTTCTTCTTTTTTCACATTAATTTCTTTAATGAAATCGTTATTTTCCAACAAGAAATAATTTCTTGGATATAAATTATGGATGAAATTCATCTCATCAAATAAATGAAATAAAATGGAACTTGTTAATACTTGTAAACGACGATACATAACATTTAATATAGATTCATCATCAGGAAACATTTCTCTATGTTGTATCATATCTTCTTTCATTAATGAAAAAGGAAAATGAAATATAAAATTCTCTTTTCCTTGTAATAAAATATAAGTATCAGTCATTCTTATTTATATATTTTTATTTAAAAATATAAATTTTCATTTTTTTTATAAAAATTAATTTAATTAATAGTTTATTTAATATAATGAAAGAAGAATACCAAGTTATTGAACTCTCTTCACGTGAACTTAATCTTGCACTTGAAAGTGATCCTGAACTTAAACTTGAAATTAAAAGTGAACTTGAACCTGACAGTGACCCTGAACTTGAAAGTGAACATGACAGTGAACTTGAAAGTGACCATGACCCTGAACTTGAATGTTTGATATGTATGGAAATGTACCAATATACTAATTCTTTTATATTTGAATGTTGTCAACAATCAGTATGTATAACTTGTTATATAAAAATTATAAAACAATATGTATCATGTCCTTTTTGTAGAGGTTCTTTATTAGAAGAAAAAAAAACAAATAAAGAATTAAATGTTAATTGTTTATATGAAAAAATTTGTTATATATTAAAAAGAACCTGTTTATGTAGTGTATTTACTGGATTAACTACTATCGGATTTTTATATATATATCACAAATAAAGTAACAAATTAACTTATTTCCTAGATATTCTTGTTACTTTTGATACTTTACGACGAACGCTTTCTGAATAAGGAATACGCTTTCCTTTTTTATTGCCTTTTCTACGATTTTCAACTGATTTTTCTTTATTTGTTAACTGATTTCTAACGATTTGAGGAAGGTATCTACCAGTTTTCTTTTTTTTGTTAATGTATCCCCACTTTTGTTTAGACCATCTTACTAATGAATTAGAAGAACTTTTTTTACCTTTATAACCGCCACCTTTTTGTTTATATAATAATACAGATAATTGAGCTTTTCTAGCAGTCCATGTTCCTGGTAATCCTCCTTTCGATGATTTTTTAACACTTTTCTTTACTTTTTCCCATAATAATGGTTTTGTTCGAATCGTTTCGCTCATTTACAATACAATATATTTAATAAATATATTTATTATTTAACTTACACGTTCATTTTACACGTTCCACGTTTTTTACTTTTCATTACACCACGTTTTTTACTTTTCATTACCCCACGTTTTCTACTTTTACACGTTCCACGTTTTTTCCCCAAAAACCGTCCTATTACACTAGTTACGTCTTGATTTAATTTGGTATTATTAAAAAATCTTAGGTTACTATTTTTTATGACTACTTTTTGTTGATATGCTCTAGTTAACTTTGAAATTAAGTCAGATCTAGTTCTACTTTGTAGTTCTTTTAATGCAGGAATATCCATTTCTACGTTTTGGTCTAATTCTTCTGGTATTAATTGATTAAATTGATTTATTGTTGACAATACTGTAGTAAACACTGTATTTCCTTCCCTATTCTGATACCCATTTACCACATCAATTAATGGAATCGTAATGACAAGAGTAACTTCCATGTTAGCGTTAATAAGATCAATTACACGTTTTACTTGTTCTAGACTACTATAACTAAGAACTACTTCTTGCATTAATGAATCAAGTGGTAGGCGTTGGTAATAAATATTATCATCATATTCATTAAGACAATAAAATAGAAAATCTGAAGAAATCGAACAACCTAATGTATGTACCAGATAATCCATCATTTCTTTAATTTTGTTAACATTATTGTATTCTCTAAAATAAGTAGCATAGAATAATAATCCAGCTTTATCCTCATCAAGTCCATTAGAGTATTGTAATAATTTTATTAACTTTTTTAACATTTCGGTATGACCATACTGAACACTCGTTCGAATTAGTTGTACGGTAATAGAACTAACTGGTTTTCCTTCAACAAATCTTAGCTCCATTGGATAATTTCTCGATCGATAAATACTAAATAAATAGCGAAGCATTTCGAATTGATTATATTTCACCGAAACAAACAAGGAATTAATTAAGTGAACTGGGTCAAGTAGAATGATTTGGTCTTTAATAAGACCAATATCATTATTTTTAATGATAGTAATGTATTTTTCAGTTCTGTCAAAATCACTATATCTATCAAAAAAAGTTCCCATCATACTCACATCATGTTCAAACGTACTATTAAAATTTGAAGAACGAAACATTTTATTTATACTAGATAAATTATTTTTTTATATTTTTTTATATTTTTTTTGGAAAGGATCTGTTTATAAAATTCAATCGAATGGGTTGCATTCAGATTATTATCCAAATTATACACGCTATTTGGATTAAATGTAATAATTATTAAATAAATGTAATAATATAATTTTATTATCACTATTCATCTTAGATATTCCTTCATCGTATTCATCTTTTGTGATATATCCTTTTTTATCTTTATCCCATTTATCTATATAATATACTAATAAGTTAGTATACATATTAACTATATTATTAAATATATTAGTTATAATATAGTCAATTCTAATTATACCATTGTTTGATAAAATGTCAAACATAAAATCCTCCGTTTTTATTAAACATCTATTCGATAATAGCGAAAATCCCATTATAAAATCAAATAATTGGATTCTATCAGTTTTATTAATATTAACATAATTAAAAATAATAGACAATAAGTTTGTCTTTGAAATAAATTTTATTTCATTGTGTTTTATAAAAAAAATAAATCGTTGTAATGTCATCTTATATTCTTTATATAAAGAATATAGATAATTAAATTCTATTTCATTACACCTTTGGAGATTTAAAACGCCGATTTTTATAACCCTATAAAAATCTATTCCTTATATTGTTTTGACTTTCGTCTTGAACGTTTTCTTGATTTACGTTTATATTTTTCATCTCTTTCATACGAACCTTGAAAAATACGCTTGAATATTTCACTTGGTATTGCATGTAATGTTTCATTAATATTCTCTTTTAGTTCGGAATAAGTTATTCCTACTTTCTTCTGTAATCGTGACTTGAATATACTAAAAAAGTTTTCTATTGCGTTTGTAAAGTGTTGATAAGGTACAGCATATAATACCTTATTATTCTTATAAATTAATGTTCTTATTGCTTCATTACGATGAGAACTTGCGTTATCCAATATAATTAATTTGTTTTTGTTCTTGGAAGTAATAAATTTATCCAAGAACTCTTCTAGACGTTCTGTATTAATTCCTCCTTTATCATAGATTTCCCATCCTATTACACCACTTGAATCAATCGCAACAATAGAAGTATAGCGTTTGAATACCTCTTGAGAAGTTGTTTTTATAACACATCGAGTTCCTACTTCACTATAACAATGTTTTCGTTTCTGTAACGCATTTATACTAGTTTCGTCTATACAAATAATGTCTTCTAATTTATATTTTTTGATTTCTTTATAGAACTCAGCGAGTTGATGATTAATATTTACATCTTTTCCAAATCGTTTTGATGGTTCATGACGATACCGAGTCATCTTTAATGACATATTATTATCATGAACAACTTGAGCAAGATGTCGTCTAGATAATTCTAAATCAGGAAAACGGTGTATAAGCAATGCAAGTAAATCCTCCATAGTAATCGTTTTATTCTTCTTTAATTCTTCTAATATTACTTTGATGTGTTCTTGTTTTACCTTGTATGCTACTGGAGAACGATTATGTCGTTTTACACTTTTTTCAGTTTGAAACCGATCTACCCAGCGCATGAGACTACGAGCTGAACACTTAAAAATATCACATATTTCTTCCTGTGATTTACCAGAGGTTAAGTAGTGTTTAACAGCGGATAATTTGAAGTCTTCGCTCTTGTGTGGTGATGACATTTTAATTTAGTTAATATAAAAAATTTAAGGAACATAATATTATATAAATAAGTATATAATATGGATACCGATAATAAAATTAAGCAACTATATATTGATTTTGATAAATCGCTTACAACTCTATATACATTATACGACCAACTACCATCCATTACGTTTTTACAAACGCTAACCATTAACCCAGCACAAATCATGATAACCAAATGTGATGCTGAAATAATAACACACGTCATTCTACTAAAAGATACTTCAACGACAACCGACAAAAAAATTATAAATTTAAGAGAATTAAATCATAAAAAGAATGAAGCACTGAAGACATTTATAGAAGTTGAAAAGCGAGAACAATTAAATTATAAAAAAGTATGGGAAGAACAAATTATACCATGCCAAACAACGATGGATCGAATCATAACAGAAACGAATTATTGTGAATCAATATTACATCATATTGACACTTTATTAGAAACTTATGAATCGTCTTTGTTTCGTGAGAATTATTATACTTATTACGAAATATTTAACAAGCATCTACAAGACAAAATAGATATATTTCAATCTTTGTTAATTAGTGAGGAATATATGAACACGATTGAAAGTGAAATCGTTAGTTTAGAGAAACTCTTGGTTAGACAGACAGATAGAGATAAATATGAACAGACAATACTTAGAATAAAAAAGTATGAAAATAAAATACGTTTAATTGATGAATCTCTTGCACAGTCAAATGTAAATGATATTGACAAATACTATATGAATGAAAGAAAACAAATCTTGATAGATGGAATCTCAGACACACAACTGTCAATTTACGCAACCTCATTACTAGTTGAGAAAACAGAACTATTATTAGATAAAAATAAATGTAAGAAGACGTATTTGACTACTTTTAATGAATATATAAAAAAATTAATTGATTGTTTAAAATCGAATCGTTTTCGTATATATTCTGTTGATTAATATAACTTATTCTTGTCTAGATTTATTTTTTATACGATATGATATATCATCTTTACTAAAAGATACCATGTCACCAAACTTAAATTCTAAATCAAATGTTAGTCTATTTATTGTACCTATATATTCGTTTTGTAAAATTTCATTCACAATAACCCAGATTGTTTTTCCTACTTCTGTTTTTAATTTAACCATATCTCCTATTTTAATTTCGTTTAATATCATGTCATTCGGTTGAACCAAATATTTGTCTTCATCGATGTCTTCATCGATGTCTTCATCGATATAATCACTATCATCACTATCACTATCTTCATAGCTATCATCTTTATCCTCATCCTTTTCTATACTAGACCAATTACGATAAAACACATGTTCTGCTGATGTAGCAATTCCACGTTTGTAGTTATTTTCAATATCAAGAAACATATTATTCACGATTTCATTATGAAGATGTTTCCAATTGATTTGGCGACAACATGGACAGCGTAAAATTTTCATATTATCAGCTTTAGTAGTTGTATTACGTAATAAATTCAAACGCCTACGATTTGTCACGTTATGAAAACATGTATAACATATAATACCATCCGTACACGTTTGACATTGATATTCCCAGTTACTTAATTCTTGTATTTCGTTAAAGCATACACAACAAGACATTTTTATAAAAAAGATTTATTATAAATAAGTATTCATTTTTAACGCATATTATGACTTAAATAATATTATATTATATACAAATAAGTATGTCTGTACTTGAACTTGAAAACATTGCATTAAAACAAGAAATTGAACTACTTAAACAACAAATTGTAGTTCTTGAAGATAAAGTTGCTTCTCATATTACTTCACGAAATCAAGCACAAAGAACGTATTATAAAAAACATACAGATGTTGCTCAACAACGAACTAGGGTATATCTTGATAACCTAAAAGAAAGTGATCCTGAACGATTAAAAGCATATCGACATCAAGCATATATTAATCGTAAATCAAAATTACAAGCACAGTCGGATGCACAAAAAGAACAAACAGATAAAAAAGAGTAGATTTTATTTTTAGAAAAAATAAAATTTAAATAAAATAATATTATATAATTTAAAGAAATATCATTATATAAAATGCCTCGTAAGAAAAAACCAGATCCAGATAAGAATCCATTTGAGCGTTCTGGAAAACAAACCTATCAAACCCTTAAAATTCCTCTCAAAACTATCTTATGTGACAAGGAAGCATTACCTGTATTGACTCAAATTGTTTTTGATATGAACGATTTGGTTATTCATACTTATCAATTCATTCGTATGTATTTGCTTCATCTGTATAAAAACAATAATGACTTTCCTACCATAGATGATACATTTATTTTATATTGTATGAAAACATTAGGAACTCGTGATAATCGTGGTAAGAAATCTGTAAACACGGAATTACTTGAACAATTAGATACTTTTTACACTAACGAATATCAACCTCTTGTAAATCATGAAAAAATATCATTACTAAATAAAACGTATCTATTACCCTATCTTGCTACTCATATTCATACTGCATTTTCAAATAATATTACAGAACGATTTACTACACATCTTCTTCGTTTTATTAATGTTACAACGAATCATATCACTGAAGATAAAGCAATTTTATTCCAATTTAAGAATCGTTTATTTAACTTGGAGGTTGAAAAGGAGAAACAATTTATAGATTGGAAAGAGAAACATATGTCTCATATTATACCTCCTAAAGATATCAAAAAATCAATTCATTATGATGTTAAAGTAAGACCTTTTTCTTACTTGAAAGGGATGCTTTACATGAACTCTGTATTGGAAGAACATGAACGAAAATTATTTCAACCCATTCCGTTACGTACAGATATTATCCCCAAGTACATTACACTTGATACAGCATGTCTTATTAGTTTATTCTGTCCTGAAAAAAATAAAGATGGAACAAAAAGTAAGAAAGGAGAACTACTCAAGCATATCAAAGATAACCAACGTGATATATGGTCATCTTTTATTAACCTTGATAATAAAATTTTCAAAAACAAACATTATCAATTCAGTTATCAATTACAAACCGATGGTATTGGTTGCAGTCTTTTGTTTATCAGAAAAGACCTCGTTGAAAATAAAAAATGGGGTAGCAAGATACCTATTGTAGAAGAAAAGGATTATCCTTATTTGGAATCGTTAGATGATACTGAATTAACTAAACTAAAATCAAGAAAAATAATTGGTTGTGATCCAGGGAAACGTAGTCTTGTTTATATGGTGGATGAAGAAGGTACCAAATTGCAATATACAGCACCACAAAAGAGAATTGAGAGTAAAGCAAAGAGAAATGCGTATGTATTAGGAATAGAAAAACGAAGATATGGCATTAATGAAAAGGAAACATTGCTTTCATCTTGTAATGGAAAAACAAGTAATTACGATAAGTTTAAATCTTACCTTGTTGAAAAGACAAAATTAAATAATGAAACTTCTGATTTTTATAAAAAAGAGGTATGGCGCAAGATGAAATTTCGTTCTTATAGTTATGGTAAAAAGTCTGTAGATGTGTTTCTAAATAAAATAAAGGAAACATTTGGAGACAATCTTCTTATTGGATATGGAAATTGGAGTCGTGATACCCAAATGAAGAACTTTATGCCTACGATGAACAAAGGATTACGAAAGTTGATTCATAAAAAGTATGATACCATAACAGTAAATGAATGTATGACATCCAAGAACTGTTGCGATTGCTTGTCAACATTAGAAAATTATAAAGATACCAAAGGAAAAAAGATACACCGATTATTGGTGTGTAAGGGGGGTGAATGCGTACGTTCTCAAAACAAAAAAGCAGTATTCAAGACCCGAGATCTTAACTCTGCAATTAATATTCTTAATCTAACAAAGAAATGGATTGAGAAAAAGGAAAGACCAGAAGAGTTCAAGAGTAAATATCGTTCTTCACCAAGCGAAAGCGAGGATAAAGTAGAACCATAGACAAGGTGATAACCCTTGTGAATTGATTTTATGCTTTTGTATTTTTTTTACGCTGACCTTAAAATCGGCGTTTTAAATCTCCAAAGGTGTAAAATTAGTTAATTCATAAACACACTCTTTAATTCTTTCTTTTTTAACTTTTTCACGTATTTCTTTTTCACGTATTTCTTTTTCACGTTTTCTACTACGTTCTTCTATTAATAAATTATCTACAATATTTGATTTTTTACAATATGTCATTTACAATGTATCTTTTTTTAAATTTTTTTTACTATATCATTTTTTACTATATCATTTTTTTACTATATCATTTTTTTACTATATCATTTTTTTCTATATCATTTTTTACTATATCATTTTTTACTATATCATTTAAGTTAAACAAAGTTAAAAATTAATCAAAGATTAATCAGCAATGGATATTGTTAATACTATTTTTGATGAAATTAAATTTTCTGAATTCTTAATTGAAATTAGCAAACGTATTAATATTATTGATATTATAAGAATTAAAAGTTTTATTGGAATTTGTAATCAACTAAATGATACTACTTTTGAAAAATGTACAACATCAGATTTTATAACACAAGCATTTAATATTGATGGGGAATGTATTACACAATATAAAGAATTGTGTATTTTATTCCGTACAAAATGTAAAGAGAAAAATATTATTTCTAAAGTAAATGGACACGAAATATCATATTCAATTAATAATTAGAAAAATATCACTTGACTATTTCTTGAACTACATTAATTAAATATATTTCCATTGTACTAGTTAAATAATTAACTCTATTACGTAGCATTTTATTATTTATAAATAATAAAATTTTTACAATATGAATTATTTATGAAAAAGTTTAGACAAGAATACAATTAATGTCTTCTTACTAAATTTGCATCATATAATCGTTGACATAATTCCGGTTTATTTCCTCTCGTAAATAATCCATTTACACGACATAAATTACGCGCTTCTTCTAACTGTTTCCACATAAAGGTGAAGTTTGTAATTTAGATATGAGTACAATGAATATGAATGTTTATAAAACACATTTTTGTGAATAAAAACTTTTATATATCTATAATTTTTTTTGTTAGTTGTGTTTTGTAGTAATGTATTTGAAATTTGTGTTGGTTTAGAGTGGACAATTTAATTATATTATAATTAAATTTACTTAATTACTCAAACTAATTCCTTATTTCAAAAGTTTTATACAACTATTACTTTTAGATATGAATAATGTCAGGACAACTATCATTTAGTTGATGGTTCATAACATTATCTATAATGTAAAATATTTAATTAGGAATAACACTCAACTTTATTTCCTTTACAATCATAAACCCAAATTTCATAATGATAACCAAGTAATTTTCCAGCGTTTTGTTTCAGAAAAATATTATCTTTTTTCTTTTCAGCAGTCCAAGTAGATTTTACTTCGATACATAATTGTTTGGATGGAATAAAGAAATCAACATAATGTCTATGCTTTTTCCCCTCTTCGTCATCGTACCATATTTCAGGAACATTTTTCGCACCATTTATAATATCATCTTCTTGATAAATTGTAACAATTTCGTCCAAGGCGAAAGGTTCATAGCCTTGAATTTGTAGGATTTTTCCTGATGGTAAGGAATATTCTTTTCTAGTAAAAGCACTTTTGGAACATTTCTCTGCTATTTCAGGAACTTGTATAGGGCATTCAGTTCCATATTTTTCGATACACGTATCTCTACTTTTTTGTCTTACTTCTTCACTTTGCATTGGATTTTCCACACCATATTTTTCCATACATGTATCTCTATGTTGTTGTTTTACTTCTTCACTTTGCATTGGATGTTCCACACCATATTTTTCCATACATGTATCTCTATGTTGTTGTTTTACTTCTTCACTTTGCATTGGATGTTCC